CCCCATCGTTAAAAAGCACTTTTACATACTCCAGCTCATTAATGTTTCCCTTTAGATTAACAGAATAAGTTACCCTGCAATAACCATTATCATTTGCGATAGTAGGGAAAAACCCTATTGTGTCTACTGTATTAATCGGCCAAAGGTTAGATTGAAGCTTGTAGATTATTGGAAGGTGTACAGAACTCCAATTATGCCCTGCGTTGTTTACGCTGGCGAAGTAGTTGAAGGTTCCAAAGCCAACAAATGTCTTTACCGTGCTGCCGGCATATTCACGGATGTTAAAAGTGTTTGCGGTTAAAGGTGTGACATACCAAAACCCAATATACTGACCCGATGAGATGTAAATGATTGCGCCTGTAATAAGCCCGTGAGAGTTTCTAGTTATTACGCTGGAGTTATTGGTGTACGTGGCAGTGTTGCTTGACGTACTGTTTATGCTGCCTATTGGGCGCTTAACTATTGACAGGGGCATTTCTAAGTGTGTTTATTACCTTATCTTTAAACTCATCCTTTTTTACTTTGATAACCGCGTCTTTTAGTTCCTGTAAGAATTCCTCTTTTACGGAAGTATAGACGTCAAGCCTATTTCCTGACCTAAATTTCTTGTCTCCCTTTGAGTTAATCTTCCATGCCAAAGACTTAGCGGAAAACCATTGATCGCCAATCTTGTAGTAAACCGTTCCCGATTTGCTTTTCTTAGAACTAAACCCGCGCGCCTTTGCCCACTCGTCTAATGACTTGTCAAACCCAGAATAGGCAGAAGCCTTACGCGGTCCGCGTCCTGTTTCCAAAGCCTCAAAAAACCCCCTAGCGGTTATTCTTAGCCCCGTTGGCGTGGCCTTGTACTTAATGGATGCCACCGTTTTACCGGTTGCTGAATATGGGGCTACGGCTGCCTTAAATAAAGCAACGCCTTTCTTTCCCCATTGTTCAAGCAATTCTAACATACCCTCGTTTTATCGTTTGCCTGTATGGTAAATGTAAGCTCAACACCGGTTAAGCAATCCGCGTGTTTTTTTATAAACCGCTTTCTGCTTGCCGTTGTAATGTCATAAGATAAAGCGTTATCCCGGTAGTAATAGATTAGCTTCTGGGCTATCTCGTCACACGAATCGACTATTGATTCATAATCGGAAGGGTTGGAGTCCATTTTGTCAATCTTGCAAACCAGTAACCTAATCGGCCACGAATCTAAAGGAGACATGTTTTGAGCGTACTTAGACTCTACCGAATCCAAGATAGACAAAACACCAGGGTAACGGTTGTCTCTTTGGGCGTTCCAATCTTGAAGCTCACCATCCCAGAACTGCAAAACAGGCGTCAACGAATCGACCCCGGCCTTAATTATCTCCCTTATTTCGCTGCGTTTCATTTCTTTTCCTTCATGATATTAGCGTATGCCTCATCTACATGCCCCTTCCAAGATATGTATCTTAGGTTAAATTTAAAGTCCCTTACAGTCCATCCAAGTAGTTGATCTCGTGTGTACGGAGTCTGTTTCTCCATGAATAGTAACGTTGCGTAAAAACCAAACGACTTAGCCAGTTTTTCATAGCCCGCTTCAATTTGCTCAGCCGTATAACCAGACGGAGGAAGATTGGCTGCGTGGGCCTGTTCAATTCTTCCAACTTCACTAACGTAAAATTTGCCACGGCCAGCACCTCCGAGCATGGCGCTTTTAACAGCTCCTTTGATAGTTCTTCAGCTTTGGTGAAATCGTATGGCTTCACGCAATAAGTAGCCACTATCAACGGGTATGACTTTAAAATCCCAATCGGATCGTCTTTGTCATACTTGGCAATTATATCTTGAATGTCTGCATATTGCCCTATCGATTCTATTTCTATGTCCTTAATGGAATGACCCATTATTGACTTTGGAAGCGTCTGGTCTACTTCTTTCTTCAGGAACTTTAGTGAATCGATAATTACGAACAGGTTGTTAATTTTGGCCTTTCTTAGCGTTTCTTCCGGTATGTCGGTAAACATGGAAAGTATCTTGATCTTGTCCTCACCGCATGATGCCAGACCGATAAGATGCTCGTAGGTCATCTCTTGATAGGATGTAGGAATATCTTTTTTTACCGTTACGCCATTAAGGGTGATGTCTATCTTCATAGTTAAAATGATTGCATATAATTACCTTGTGAAACTCCATGAAATAGCTTATGTACCGCCAAAGATAGTGAATTTACACAATCATCGTGCAACCCATCTGGAGCTGAATACTTTACGCCCGTCCGACCGTATACATATTCGAAAGCCTCAAGCTCTTCACTCATTACCCCTTCCAATACGCTAACCGTTCCTTTTTGAATGGCGTTAGCTAGTCCCTCCATTAGTTTTTGCTTGCTTGCCTGTCCGTAATGGTAGCCCTCGACCGCGCCACATTCGCGCTGAATGTCCTCTACAATTGGATCGCCTACGCCAGTAGAATCTATCAGGGTTGGTGTTGATCCTACTATTTGAGCTATTTTCTTTCGGGTTTGCCCCCAATCTGACTGCCAGCGCTCAAAGAACGATACATTACCATTTTGATCTAATCCGGTTACTACCGTCCAATCCACAGACTTAGCCAAATCGACTCCAAAGCATACGGTTGTATCATCTGAAATAGGCCTTATCTGTTTTCGGATAAAGGAAATACCGAAAGGGTTAGCTGCGTTGTCGCTGAATAAAGCTAGGTATTCCTGACTATAAGCCGCTTCAGGTAGTTCGTGTCTGGCATCCTCTAGCTCGTTTTTATCGATATACGGGTTTGTGTGGGTAGGCATCTGCCAGCTCATCCAGTTCTTTTCACCGGTCGCGCCTTTGTTGTAAAGTTTATAGAACCCGTTTTTACCCCTTGGCGTACTCATAAACCAAGCGTCCCCGATCAGGTCGGTAAGTGTTGGGCGTATTGAATTGTTCCAAGCATCCCAAAGTTCCTTAACAAAGGCGGCCTCGTCAACCGCTACCCGTTTGTACTTTCTGGACCTTCCCGCGTTTGGGTTGTCTAAGGACCAGAAGTCTATTGCTCCACCTGTTATTAGTTCGATGAATTGATTGTCATGCTTACGGGAAACAATAGGGTCTAAGGCCTTAATAGTTTCCTTAAATGTACCCTCAAGTAGTTTGTAGGTTGGCGCAAAGTACCCAGCTGGGTAACCGGCTATGGCTGTTTCTGATATTAGGTTGACGGCAAAGACGGTCTTACCCCATCGCCTTCCGCAATCTAATACGTTGAATCTTTGAGATTCATTTTTAACCTTTGTTTGGTTGATGTGTAGTTTAGGAAGCGTTACTGTCTCTTTCCTCATATTTTACAGTAACCTCCACCTTTCCGTCTGTCTCAACTTCTTGGCGATCCTTCCATCCAAATCGGTTCTTCATGTTCATGTACCACCCAGTATAGCTAAATTCTTTGTTTTCAAGGTTTTTACGGCCTGTTTTACTCCACCAAGCTTCAGATAATATCTTACCTACTTTTATGGTTTCCGAAAACTCAGGCTCTTCAGCAATCCATCTTGACCATAAGTCATTTGATAATGAGCCTCTTACCTCATAAATCCATGCTTTTATTTCAACATCTGATGCTCCCTCTTTGTATAAATCTAAAACTGAATTATACCATCCTTCAGGTAGGTCTAAATTTTCTTTTGGCCTTGCCATACTACAAAATTAGCCAAATCCCGACACACATCAAAACAAACTTGGTGACTACCTCTAAATCACCCGGCAAATCAAACCGATCTAAAAAGGCATCTTTACCTAAATAATTCCAAACTTTTCCACGAAGTAGGTTCAACCCAACATCGAATGGAAACCAGAAAGCCAGACCGCATCCGAGGCAATAAAGAAAGGTGGAGACGGGAAAGGGGAACCCGCTAAAAATATCCACCGTTTCTAAATCGAACTTAAAAAATGCTACAAATAGGATAAATAATACCCGGAAAGCCCAGCCTCGTGAATGATTAGGTGTTTGCTTTAGGCGTTGGATGACGTAGTAATTGCGGGCAAGCTCGAAGGCTAGTAAAACAATAAATGCAATCATAGTGCCACTATTTTTCAATTTTAGATAACAACTCATCCGATTTTTTAATCAGCTTGTCCAAGTCTTTGGCTGCTTTAATGTCTCTCTTCATCTCCTCCATCAGTCGGTAAACCTCTGTTTTGTTAAGCTGAATCCGCTGCTCGATCTTGTCTCGTTCTATTTGTAAGTCCATAGTTGGTTAGTTTTTGGTTATGAATGTTTTGTAAAAATTCTTTAAACTGTTTCCGATCTCCCAAATCCTCATGACACTTCCTGCAAAGAAGCATTAAGTTTTCTATAACGTCCTTTCCCTTAGTGCCTCCCATCTTTCGGCTGTCTATGTGATGGATGTCAACGCCTTTTGAACCGCAGACTTCGCAGGGCATGAACTCGGTGCCGTCATATCCGAACGCTTTTAAATAAATTGAAGTATGTTTTTTCATATATTTGCGGGGTCATTTTTAATACATCCTCCTTGCCTCTCAACGATGCACACTTGGGGGATTTTTTTTAGTGCGTGTAGATTAGTGCAAATTTTAGTGCCTGAATCAAATTGAATCAAAGCGTAATTGCCTTCTATTTTTAGTATAATCGCTTCGATTAAATCCCTATAAAATACTTTATCAAATACTGTCATTTACTTAATTGCGTTGTTTCGGTTATCTTTTCAATCTTAGCCCAATAGTCCATTACTTTTATGTCCCCGTGACCGTTCACGTTTATGCCGCGCTCTTTATACCACTTTTGGCGTTGTAGGTAATAACAGGCGTCTTTGATCTCTTCGTCAGTTAGTACGATTGATCGAATCTCGGCCTCGTGGCGGGCTAGGTATTCGGGTTGGTCTTCCATATTAAAACGGGCAATCGTTTTTTATTTCAAATCTTACGGGGTCTGATTTAGCCAATGTTTTGTACCCAATAACCTTTGATCCGTGTAGGTAACATAATCTTCCAGAATAAAACTTACGCTTTAATAGCTTACCGTCAACCGTGTAACCGCGCCCCATTGAGTCTATTCCTATTCCGTTTTTTACTCGAATCAAAATTACAGTTTTGTCTTTCATTGTCAAATACTTAAATGAAAATAAAATGCGCAAATAAGGTAGTTATGTGCAAGGCTACTTTCCGTACATTGCCCAAATTGGTTCTATTGCTATAAAGGCTTCCCATTCGCCAAAAACGTGACCCCAACTTTCATTGAAAATGTGAAAACCATTGCCATTATCTCCATCGTGGTCAGGCTCATTAGCTAATGGTTTGTTTTTGTCAAGCCAACCCCATACAAAATTTATAGTTTCATCAATATTCATTTCGTATGGTAGTTTTTCCATCTTATCCGACTTTGCCCAATAAAGAACAAGTTTGTTTTCGTGAACACGATAACCTATTGTTTTATTTCGGTTCATTGCTAATTTCATTGAAAGGTCAAAATCGTTTTTGCCTTCGCTCATAATTGAGATACTTCTATTATCCATTTCGTTTTAAAATTAAATTCAGTGCTGATAAACCGCCCAGCACATAACAGCGGTTTGGCAAAAGCTGCCATTGAAATTTGTGC